AACATTCTCNGAGTATGGCTGAACAACAGTCTCCAGGTTGTAAGGCACGGNTCTCNCAAGGTATGGTCGAATGACTGAGGGTGTGAGGGTTGGTACTGAAGTACTTGTTAGCATAGGAAATGTTGACTGGACGGGAAAAGGTTGGGGGTAGTCAAAGAACCCCCCTACTCACTTTTAGAAAGGAGAGAGAATGCAATTATTAAGTGAAAAAAATTTAGCTAAATTGTTAGATCTAACTGTTGCTAAACTTCGAAGAGACCGATTTGAGAAACGTGGATTACCTTACACAAAAATACGAAAAGCTGTGAGATATGATCTTGAAAAGGTAAAAAAATTCTTGGAGGAAAACTCAGTTGTTAGAAAGGAAAAAGAATGAAACTTAAAAAAGAATATGAGATGACGTTCAAAGAAGGACTTCGTCTTGGGATACGTTTGACGCAAGCAAAAGCGTATATACAAAATGCGCGTGATGCGAAGAGACTTGGTGATGATGCCATGGCTGAATTGTATATGGGATTTGCAAAAGATTGGAATGACTTGGCTCGCAATGCAGGGCGTAAGTTTACACCAATCGCGGCTCACGAACCCGAACAACCTGCTTTTGATTTTGGTGACGTTGAAATGCAGGAACATTTATCAAAGTTACCTCATCAATTAAAGGAGACAGGATGAACATCAAGAAGTTTAAAAGTGTGGCAGTAGCCATTGATACTTATAAATTATTAAAAAAGATAGCTGCCGCTGACGATAGGTCCGCAGGTATGCAAATAACCTACTTGGTAAAACAAGAAGCAAAAAAGAGAAAGTTAGCGGCATGAAAAAAGAGAAATACAATACTATTTATTCAACAAAAGATTTTAGTATTTTTGACAGAATTGTTGGCAATAGAGTGCCTACAACAGCAAGAGCTGAGACAAATATTAATCGTATAATTAAAAGTATACAAAAAAAATATGTGCCTTTACCAATCCTGGTAAATAAACATATGAAAGTTATCGATGGACTTCACAGGTTAGAAGCTCACCGAAGATTAGATATTCCTATTCGATACATCACTACTGATGTTGACATTACGGTTGCTGATATTCAACGTATTAATAATATTTCAAACAATTGGAATACAGAGGATTACTTAAATTCAAACATGGATGTTGAAAGACAAAAATATCCAAACACGTGTGATAGTAAACCATATCACATGTATTCTTTGTTTAGAAAAAAATATAAATTTTCACATCGAAATAATTTAATGATGTTGCTTGGCATGACTGCTAATCCAGGAAAAGAAGTAGAACAGGACTTTAAAGAAGGACGTTTTAGAATTTTAGATTGGACTGATGCATGTGAAACAGCTGAATATATTTGTACTTTTAAAGATTATTTAGTTGATTATAAAAACAGAAACTTTGTTACTGCATTTTTATCTATTTATAGTCATTGGCGTTTTAGTAAACGTACCTGGAATAAAAAGTTAGCACAAAATTCTAGGAAAATTGTTCACTGCACAAATGCTGCTGATTATAGAGAAGTGATTCTTGAAGTATACAACTGGGGATTACAGTCAGGTTCACGTCTTAAAATTAAAGAAGCGGCATGAAAACAGACACAATAATGCCAAAGTTTAAGTCATACCGACCATTTAAAGCTGATTGGAAGTATGAGAAGAAATGTTGCAAAGAATGTGATAAAGAATACCTCACGGATAATATGATGGGTCGAGAAGAAGGCAAATTTATTTATGTTTGGTACTGTTTAAGATGTTACAATTCATTGCAAAAATCATAGGCATTCTATGCTTATGTGGGACGATACTGGCGAGTGTATATATTTTTATATATTATTCGCCGTATCAAACTTTTATGCGTGATTGCATAAAAAATAAAATAGGTGATTTCAGTAATGAGTACTGCACCTGGAAATTTGATAAAGTTATGTTGTGTAAAAGGGAGGGATTATGTTTCACTTTTGGCATATACTTGCCATCGTAGGCGTGTTTGTGTTGGGTTTTATACTTGGTAGACTATCCATGAAACGCAAGTACGAGGCGAAAGTAGAAGAATTAGAAAATAGAAAGGAAAATATAGAATGGGCCGCAAGACACCATTGAAAGAACGATTACTTCGTGAGTATACGAAAGTATCAAAGACCGCGCCTCGCGAACCAAAGACTTGGAAAGAGGTTGCTTCCCGTGTAAGATGGGAAAGAATCAGAAAAATATTATGGAGGCGATATGATTATATGTCATCATTGTAAAGGGAATGGTTATGTCAAAGTATCATTCGAAGCAGAGCAATCAATTGACCAGTGTAAGGTTTGTGACTCACAAGGGGAACTCGATGAAACTAAGCACTATCACCAGACCTGGACAGAGGGCACTGAAGATTCCATCGCGATCTACTATGGACCGCCCTTGGACCCCGAATCATTCAAAAACTACACGATTTCGGCAGAGTAATCCTGTCGTAAAGTTTAAGGGTGAACCACCCTTTTAGTTGCGTCGAACGCAATTTTATACTATATCTAGTATCATGAGCTGCCTGTGAAGCGAAATGCCTAACTACGGCAGCTCTAAAACAAAGGACTTGGTATGGGTATATTTGGTGCAGCGTTTAAAGGCTTCGGTAAAGCTCTTAAAAATGCTAAAAGAAAAAAAAGACGAAAAAGTTTAGGTTTACCTGAAAAAACTAAATTGCAGCAAAGAAGCGCAGCAGGTTTTGTTAAATTAAAAAAGAAAATGAACAAAGATAAGCCTGACCTTGTTAAACAATCAGGACCAAGTACAAAAGAAGTAATGGGTTATAGTGGCGCTGTTGGAGCATCGGCTGGTGCTGGTATTTATATTAAGAAAAATAAGAAAAAAAAGCTAAAAAAATGAACGAAGGTAAAAAAAGGACTTGGTATGGGTAAATTTAAAGACGCTGATCTAACAATCAAAACGATTAAGTTATTTCCTGATTTAAAAAAGAAATTAAGGAAAGGTACAATTAGTACCATTGAAACTCCAGCTAAAAAATTTGTTGATATCAGAACTAGAGTTAAAAAAGCTGGTGGTTATAAAGATGGAGGTTCAGTTAGAAATTATGGGACACCATCAATGATGGAAATGATGACACCAAAAGAACGAGCTGAACATAAACGTAAAAAAATGAAAGAATCAGGTTTAAAACCTGGTGACTTAGAGAAAAAACCAGGAAAGGGAAGACCAACTAAAAAATTAGCCATGGGCGGTGAGGCAGCAGAGAGTCTTAGAAAAGGCACACTTTTTAAAGAGAAGAGAGATAAACGAAGAAAAGAAGTCGATGAAATGCTCGATAGATTGTATGGACCAAGCATTAAACCAAAGAAAAAGCCAAAGAATCCAAATAGAATTAAGCCTAAAACGAAACCAAAGAGACCATAGGATAGTATTATGCCAAAAACAGTTAATGAATTAATGAACTCATTGGGACTTACACCAGCTCAAAAAATAAAATTAAAAAAAGAAATAAAAAGAGCAGGTGGAATACGAACACAAAGCTCTGATTCAATAAAAGCGACTGCTTCAATGATAAAAAGTCAAAAAACACAGTCTAAAGGACCTGCTGGTAAGGTAATGAAGAAAAGATCAGGTGGAATAATAAATAAAGTAATAGACAAAAGAACACCTATGTCTGGCGGAAGAGATAGAAAAGACTCTGCTTATAAAATGAAACAAGGATTAGGAACTACGGCTAAGTCTTCCACTGCTGAAAAAAGCTTTGCTTTAAAAAAGGGAACTAGACCAGGACAAAAAAGCAGCGTGCAAAAAGATAAGACAAGAGCTGCACAGAGAGCTGGTAAAAGACAAGATAAATTTGTTGGAACAGCTAGAAAAATGTCTGGTGGAAGAGGTAGAAGTTATTCAGGCAGAAAGTTACCACCAAAATGAGCGATCAAGAGATATTAAAGCAACGAGATTTATTGGACGCGATCCTCGCATCACGGACAACGGACCAATATGAAAGAATAGAAAACATGAAAGTCATGGATTCGATATATTTTAAACAAAATCTACCCGAGAATGTGGTATTATTCCCATTACAAAGGATAAAAAGGTATGTACACTCAACTACCAGAAAGCCCCGTAAGAAAAGTTTATAAGTGCCGTCATTGCGGAGACGTGTCAATTAAGTTCTATGATCCAAAACAAGACCGCGTGTATACAGCGGAAGAATGGGAAGTAATTATGACTGATGGACGCCAGGCGTTAGATAAAGCACTACGATTGGTGAGAGAAGATCCAAAATTCTTTTCATAAACGTCGTTCTCTATAGATGTTTCTACCATTTTATTTTTTAAATTATTTTTTTAGTAAAGTACAAGTTACAAGGTAACAAGGTTACAAGTAGCAGAATACTTACCTTTTTTTGTAACTTCTTGTAACTTACAATTATTTACAAGTTACAAACTATCTATATTTTACGAAAAAAACTCGCATTTCATGGAATTATTTAGTAATATAAAATTAATTTGAAGAAAACATCTATTGAAAAGGTGCATTATGGAAGAAAATAAAGACGTACTTATACCTGAAGCATACTCTGATGCATTGTTTGACAGGAAATTATCAGAAAAACAAAGAAGATTTATATTGTTTCTTGTCCATTCTGAAGGATTGAAAACAGCTACACAATGTGCGGTTGATGCTGGGTATGCAGCTGGTTCTGCACGGGTGAGAGCTTCAGAACTGCAAAACCCTGAAAAATCACCACTCACTGCAAAAGCTATTGAAGTAGAAAGAAGAGCTGTGATGGATCGGTACAAATGCACTCAGGAAAGATCGTTGTCTACATTGGCTAGAATTAGAGATCAGGCGTCGTCTGCTGGTAACTACAACGCTGCCGTAGCTGCGGAGACTCGCCGTGGACAGATTGCTGGGTTGTATGTAGATAAGAAAGAAATCCTTACAGGCACGATAGATTCGATGTCTAGAGATGAGGTTGAAAAGAAGCTTCAGGATTTAAAAGAACAGTATAGTATTGAAACTACTTTTGAAGAAGTAAAAGAATTAGAAAATAAGTCTTGACTATAAAATAGAATGGGACTATAGGGTATATAAGACTGGTTTCTGATAATGAAAACTCTTAAAAATCCTTTTTAAAAAAGGTAGAGGCTACAGGCTACCAGATGTAAAAACATACCTGTCCCAATGAATTAACATTGTGGGTATAAAATATGCCAGTCTTAAACAAGAGGAGAAAGTATGGAAAGCAAAGAAGATTTTATTAGAGAAGTTAGAGAACTATTAAATGCTAACGAGAAGGTTGTTCATGTAGAACTAAACCAGATTGTTGACATGGTGCATGAACTTGCAGAATCATATAGGTATTAGTATGTTAGTAATAATTAGACCAGATTTGTATGAGTATCATGCATTACCTATGACAGACGAATTGTTCTGGCGTAGAGTAGAGAACTTGAGGCGTGCAGCGCTGACTGCTGAAGACTTTGAGTTTAGATTGTTGTATTATAATCAAATGGTAGAACTGATGAAGAGGTGTCCATGATTCAAATGGTGCTTTTATTACTTGTTATATTGTTAGCTTTCAATTGGAAACTAGCATTGATGATAGGTGTTTTTATTTATTATTTCGGTATTCCTTTTTGAAACCAGAATCAAAACTATGGCAAATGGTAAGAAAGAACTTGCCAGATATACATTGGACTAGGTTTGAATCTTGGGTAAATCAAGGTGTACCAGACTTGCATGGCATCTGCGATGGAATCAATATTTTTGTTGAGTTAAAAGTAACATCTAGTAACAAAATAAATATAAGCCCCTTTCAAAAAGTGTGGAATATTAAGCATACTTTACATGGTGGAAGATCGTTCATTATGCTTCAGCACCTCTCTCAGAGAGCACTGTATATATTTCCGTGTTCCGTGCTCCATTCTACATTGTCCATTACCCCCGCCACAGCCCCCCAGTATAGGGTTGCACTGCCAGCGTCCCCCGCAGCGTGGGCTGCGATCCACGAACATCTTCTCCACTCTCCATTTCCATTACCGAAGCCCAATCCCACAGGGGATATATAGTACCAGGAGCTGGTCCCGCAGCGTAACCTGCTGCCATGCCAGTCCACTTCCATTACCAGAAACCAAGCCTTTCTCCACGCATCAGGGATCCTGGTCCGCAGCGCACCAGGCGTGGCAGGAGCTACGTCATCTACATTCTCCATCTTCATTACCAGAGGCCAACTAACGTAAGGTATATCCAGAAGCATGCTGGTCCCGCAGCTGCCAGGAGAACTTCAGGTCTGCATCTCCATTCCATTGCTGGAAGCCAACCGACCGTTGTAGTATAAGGGACACACGCTTCACCTGCAACTGGAAGCTGAGCTGGTAGCCTCCATTCCATTTGCAGAGGCCAATCGTTTTCGGTACTATAGTAGTTACAGGACTCAGGAGCGTCACCAGCGTGGCAGGAAGTTGTGTGGAAAAAAAAGTTTGTATACTGCTTGACTATCTAATAAGATGGGACTATATAAGTATTAGTAATAATGAAGAAGGATCCTGAGATGTTTCAGATGCGAAACCTTCATTGTTGCTAGGACTGGTTATTGCTGTAATAAGGCGCGCGTCCAGTCTGCAACGTGGCTACCGAATCCGTTTAGAAGTTTTGCAAACGGCCACACGAGTCAGGAGCTGAGGAGAACCCACGGGCTTCCATAAGCAGATCCGTCTGCCAGACGCCCTGACTCATCAAAGGGGTTGGTGATAACGTGTCCTAGTTGGATAGACATCAGCCCCATTAGAAAGGAACAACATGACAGAGACTGTAACAGTATTAAAAAAAGATCCATCCTGCGCTGAGCTGGTAGCGCAGCAGTGGCAGGAGAGGCAGGAAGACCTGAAGGACCCAGAGTACGAAGCGCTTGGCTTCGACTATGTAGAACCGCATACATTCAACGACCAACTAGAGGGGTACTGGCGTTGGCAGTTTAGCTGGGGCGGGCCCAGCGACGAGCTTCGCGCATACGTTAACGAACATGATGAGATCCATCGCTTGGAGTACTGGTACCTAGACTGGGGAGACGGTGCACATGTTCAGGTGGCCCAGGACGCTGATGCCTGGACACAAATGCAGGAGATGATTATGTCCACTGCACCAGGACAGTACGCATGATACTACTCATTGCATTGCTGCTAGCAACGCATCACCCCGCAGCGGGGCTGCTGCTGCTCTGCAGCTACCTGCTGCTGAAGTCGTTGTTCTAATGCCTCCACTCCATTCCATTAGCGAAACCTTTTGGTGTGTATGGTATAATAGTAACAGAAGCTGCACGGGCGTGGGGGCTGAAGTTTGTGTGGAAAAAAAAAATAAAATAAACTATTGACTTCTAATAAAATGGGATTATATAAGATATATTAACTAGAAAGACGAAAGGAAAATAAAATGTCAAAAGCTGTTAATATAATTGAAGTACTAGAAAAGGCACAACAAAGCCCAGCTAGTGTAAGTAAAAGAAATAAACAAGCTATCGTTGATGCGTATGGTCGTGCGTTAACAATGCAGAAAGTTCTGGCAGACTTTATTAAAGTCAACAGACAACTGATGATAGACTTGTCTATGAGTGAAAATGCAAACCTATTGCATGGGAAGGATTACTCTCTTCATGTATCACAAAAATTGGGTGCAAAGATTGACNCGCAACTCGTTAAAGAAAAACTTGGTGAGATTGCGTATCATCAATGCAAAGTACCAACGCAGTATAAACAGATACAGGCTATGCCTTTATCGGAAACAACAGTATCAAGAAACAAGAAAGCTACCATTGACGAAGTAGCTGACTTCAGAATTTCTGCTTAGTACGAATGTTGCCCTAAGCAGAAAACTAATTGTCAACTTTAGTTCAGTCGACAATGTTGGGGGCGATACCTACTCGCCCCTTTTTTTATGTCCATTTCCATTACCCATTGATTAGCTCTTATACATAGTTAATAGTATATGGTGCAACCCCTACCCCCGTGGGAGAGTTGTTCCATTTCCATTACCCATTGATTAGCTCTTATGTATAGTAGTATAGTATAGTTGACCATGCACAGCACATGCGTCTGCCGTTCCCGACGTCTGTAGTTTCTGATGAAAGTCAAGCGAAAAAGTTATCCACAAGAAAGAAATAAAGTTCTTGAGTATAAAATAAAATGGGAGTAAGAAGGTAGGTAGAAAGGAGAAATCAAAATGCCGAATAATGATGACTACTTATCACGACAATTATCAGCAGTTAATAATGCCTTTGGTGTTCAAGCAGTTGATAATAATAATCAAGTTCAAGCTACTCACATAGACGGACTAGATTATAAGGCTTTATATAAAGTCTTAGAGAGTGAAGTTGAAACTATTATCCTAGATCCTAACGCACCTCAGTACGTTAATGAATGGGGTAATAGAGTGAAAGCTAAACTCTTTGAGATAGTTCAACGACAAGCAAACCGATAACCTAATTCCAATTGGATCGGCGAAGGGGCGAATTTTCGCCCCTTTTTTTTGGGATACAATCACCTGCAACCAGGCGTTCCTACCATCTCCTCCAGGCTGCACCAGCTTCCCTGGGAAGCGTATAAGCCTGACACATTTAACACTCATCACAACATCTAGGTACTTAGATTGCTCAGCATACTACATATGGTTTTCCACGCACCCCCACCACCCCCAATTTGCCCCCTTGCGTGTGGGGGAGAGTAAAGCGTAAGTTTTACACAAACAGAAAGTATGATATAACTTTTTTATGATTTCAGATAAAATCCCGACGGACGTTTTAAAATATGAATTAAGAAAAATGCAAATAAAACTGGCAGAGGAGTCCCGTTCCTCCTTTCTTACTTTTGTAAAAAAAGTTTGGCCAGAATTTGTTGCAGGTTCACATCACAAAATTATTGCAAAAAAATTTGAAGACATTTCACGTGGAAAGATAAAAAGATTAATTGTTAATATGCCACCAAGACATACAAAGTCTGAGTTTGCTTCTCATTTGTTTCCTGCGTGGATGATGGGCCAAAAGCCAAAATTAAAAATTATTCAGACGACACACACGGCAGAATTATCGTATAACTTTGGTAGGAAAGTGAGGAACCTATTTGACCAACAAGATTTCAAAGATGTTTACCCGAGTGTCAGCTTATCACAAGACTCTAAGGCAGCGGGGCGTTTTACAACTAACGCTGGTGGAGAGTATTTTGCTGCTGGTGTGGGTGGTGCTATTACTGGGCGTGGTGCTGACTTGCTTATTATTGATGATCCTCACTCCGAGCAAGACGCTCTCTCACAAACAGCCATGGACAATGCCTACGAATGGTACACCTCTGGACCTAGACAACGTTTACAACCTGGTGGTGCTATTGTTATAGTTATGACTCGTTGGTCCACAAAGGATCTTACAGGTAAATTATTAAACGCACAAAGTAACGAAAATGCTGATCAATGGGAAATTGTAGAGTTTCCTGCGGTTTTGAATGATAAACCGTTGTGGCCACAGTTTTGGAAATTAGAAGAACTACAAGGTGTGAAAGCATCTTTGTCAGAACAAAAATGGCAGGCACAATGGCAACAAGCCCCTACCTCAGAAGAAGGTTCAATTATAAAACGTGAGTGGTGGAAAATGTGGCCAAAAGAAGACATACCACCTTTGATGCATATTATACAAAGTTATGACACAGCGTTCAGTAAAAGAGAGACAGCAGACTTTAGTGCGATAACAACGTGGGGTGTATTTCGACCCGTGGAACACGGACCACCACACATTATACTTTTAAAATCAAGAAAGGGCAGATGGGATTTTCCCGAGCTCAAAGAAGTAGCTGTAGAAGAATATAAATACTGGGAACCAGAAACAATCTTGATAGAAGCGAAAGCATCTGGTATGCCCTTAACACAGGAGCTACGTCAATTGGGAATTCCTGTAGTAACTTATACGCCTAGTAAGGGCAACGATAAGCATGTACGTGTCAACTCCGTGGCTCCTATTTTTGAAGCGGGACAAGTATGGGCTCCTGACGAACGTTGGGCAGAAGAAGT